TGCCGGTACTCGACTGTCTTGCTGCTGGGCCTGGCCGTGCAGCCGAACTGAGCGAGCTGCCGTTGCTCTTCCGTCCAGCCGGCTTGCACTTCCCGAGCCCGCTGCTGAATCACGCTGCTGATCGGGTCGTGTGGCGTCGGCAGGCCGGTGCGAACCGACCACTCGTGCCACACCCGATCCACCGAATCCCGCACCACCCATGCCGTCGTTTTCACGCTCAGACCGATGCCGAAGCAGATGTCGATGAGGTCTTGATCGAGCCTCCCGTTGCCGCCCTTGGTTTCCATTGAATCCCCTAACGCTGTACACCCGTTCACTTAGATGCTTCGATCCTACATGCGATCGAGAACGGGTCACCCCCACCAAACCACGCGAGAAACGGGCATCCTTGCCAAAGTGTCCAGTAAGGGCCGCTACCCGCCCTTGCTGGTAGACCAAAACGCCTGCGGACGTTTCAATCCTCAAGCGTGGCGGGAGGATAAGGGCCGATATCAGCCCTTGTCAACAGCACAAAATCGGCGTCGAGAAAAACGCCGAATCACCGGCCTTTTGTAGGCCGCTGCTGCTTCTTCGTGGCAGCGGAGGCTGCCTCGGCTCGCTTGCGTTTCGACCGATTGCTGACGGTCGATGCGTACTCCTCGGCGGAGGACCGCAGAACCATGAGCGTCCTAGCTCCCATTCGCTGAGCGACGAGCTTCCCTTCCTCGATCCGCTTGAGAATCGTGCGGGGATGAACGCCGACGATGTCGGCCGCTTGCGACACGGGCACCAAGTCGCTGACCGAGGGAGAGACTTTCGCCACGCCGCACCTCCGCCGTGCAGACGATCTGCCGTCTGCGTACTGTTCACTGCCGACCAATAGTTCAACGGAGAGGGCGGGATTGTACATCCGTCTACTACTGACCATGCGTCCAGTACAATCCGAAGGAACCTCCGGTCGGCATAGGACACGGCGACACGCGGGAGCGTATCGACCGATTCGCATGGAGGCTAGGCCGTTTAGCGGAGAGCCTTGCAATGAAACTCACGGAAGCACTGAGCCGGTACGTGGTCATTCAGGATCTGTCGGCGCGGTCGGAGGTGCTCTACCGGCACTCGATCGCAAAGTTTGCAGAGCACCTCGGCCACGAGCCGACGGCCGACGATCTCACGAGCATGCGTGTTGCCGAGTTTCTCCGGTGGCGGGCCACCAACACTCGAGCCGGCAAGCCGATCTCGCCCGACAGCGTAAGCAAGGATCGGTCACAGATCCTTGCCCTCTGGCGTTGGATGCGTGAAGAGGATCTGACCGTCGGCAAGATGCCGCGGCTGAAACGCCGGCCGAAGGTCGCACGGACGCCGCGGGCGTACACGTCGCAGGACATCGCCCGCCTCATCGTGCGGGCTCGCAAGCGCCGCGGCCGGACCGGCGGTCTGCCGTCGGCCTGGTGGTGGTCGTCGATCTTGTACGCGCAGTGGTGCTGCGGTGCCCGGATCGGCGAACTGATGCAGCTCCGCTGGCGCAACGTCGATCTCGTCGCCGGTCGCGTGCTCTTCGAGGCTGACACGCGGAAGGGCCGGCGGGCCGACATCTCCCACGCCTTGCCGGCCGATCTGTGCCGGCAGCTCGAGGAGCAACGCGGCGGCCCCGACGATCTCGTCTGGCCGTGGGACCGTAATCCCACCAGCATCTACCCGTCGTTACGAGTCCTCTGCCGGACTGCCGGCGTGGCCTACCTTCCGTTCCACGCCGTCCGCAAGTCCTCGGCGTCGTACGTTCACGCCGGGGGCGGTGACGCCACTGCTCACCTTGGGCACCACAGCACGGAAATGACGCGGACGCACTACCTCGCCCCGGCGATCACGCAGACCCGCTCCGCCCTCGACTACCTGCCCGCCCTCGATCTCGGCGAGGAGGCCGAGTTCGTGCCGGAGGCTGAATAGCCTGAAGTCCCCGCCCCCGGCGCGACGCCAGCCCGCGGGCATTGGCGGTCAGCGACCGGGGGCGGAGCTTTTGCGGCACCCGCACGGGCAGTTGGCTTCGCACTTCATCTCGATCCGTCCGTCGGGCCGATAGATGCCGTTGGCACACTTTCCACCGCATGCACACTTCCCCGGAGCCGGTGCCGGTGGCGGAGCCACCTCCGGGGCGAGCGAGGCATAAGCCGCGGCGACGGCCGCGGCGGCGCGTGGCGGCTCGCGGTCGATCTCAGCCGGGTCGGCGGAGAGGGAGGCCAAGAGGGCGAGGAGGGAGCGGTACAACGTCATCACCAGCCCTCCCCGTGGTCCACCACCCGATGCCCCTCGGCATCAACCGACGGCGCGTGGACGAGCTGCCGGCCGTCGGCCTGCGGCGGCGGCTCGGCGGCCATCGCGGCCCACAAGCCCAGCCGGGCGGCGATCCGGGCCAGCCGGCCGACGGCGGCGAGGACCGGCCGTTGCGGCGTCGGGTTGATCGGGCTCGACGGCGAGGAGCCGAGCCACCAGCCGACGGCAAGGCAGACGAGGACGGTGGCGACGAGCTTGCGGTCGATCAGCATGGCGGCCTCACGGGGCGAGGGAGAAAACGTCTGCGATCAGTCGGACGGGTTGCGGGCGGGCGGCGGCGGGCTCCAGCCAAGCGCCGTTGTCGAGGTCGCGGGCCTTCCAGCCGTTGACGCCGGCGATGACGAACGAATCGCCCTGGGCCAGGATGGCTTCGATGTCCTTGCGGTCAGCCCAGAAGCAGCCCTCCGGCATGTCGTCTGGGAAACGGCCTCCACGCACCCACGACTGGCCCCACGAATTGCAAACGAGGGCACCGTCTCGCGGGCTGCCGTTGGCCTTGTAGCGGATGCCGATCACGACCATGCAGTGGGACCAGTTGCCACCTCGAGGAAGGAATCCGTCGGCATCCCTGACGTTGGTCGCGGCAAAGCCGACGTTGGAGCAGATCGGCACCGGCATGCCGTTCTCGATCGCGGCCGCGAGAGAATCCCACGAGTCGCAGAGGGCGACGCCCTGGGCGGTGTGTTCCGTGGCCTGCTTGGCAAGGGCGGCGGGGACGCCGTTCGCTCCCCACTCTTTCGATGTCTGGATGTCGTACGTCGTGAGATCGACGCTGCCGTACTTCTGACGGTAGAGGATGCCGCCGACGCCGGCCTTCGTGCCGACCACCCAGCGGGCCGCAGCGGCCCCGTAGGAGCCGTCGGAGTAGCCGGCGAACGTGATCGGCGGAAGCCTGCCGGCCGTCCGGCTGCCACCGTAGATCGGCTCGGTGGCGACGAGCTTCGGAGGATCGGGCAACTCGCCCTCGGTCCAATCCACGGCCTGCCCGACAAACGATCCCATAGCCCACCCGAACGAAACGCAGGAGCCGTGGTTGCCTTGGTTCCACACCTCAAACGGCCGCCCGTAGACGGCGCGGTGTGCTCGGTCTGCGTGGCGGTAGAGGAACGTGTCGCGGTTTTTGGCGTTTCGCAACACGTCAGGAGCCGCGCCCTTGAACTCCGGCTGATCCAGTTCGGCAAGGAACTCGCGGACGCCTTCCGGATTCGGCGTGTAGCCGAACCGGCTCTCGACACCGGCGGCGATCCGGTGCGTGGCCCGCTCGACGAGCGCGCCGACGATGGCCGCGAAGATCACGAAGCCGACCGCAGACCATGTCCAGACGGTGCGTTGACGGGCGGTCATGCTGTGGCCTCCAACGGGAGAACGGCCGCGGCGATCCGTGCCCGTGCGATCTCGACGTACTCGGCTTCTCGCTCGATGCCGACGAAGTCAAAGCCCTCCGAAACAGCGGCCTTGCCCGTCGAGCCCGAGCCGGTGAACGGGTCGAGGACGACACCGCCGGGGGGCGTGACGAGGAGGCAGAGATACCGCATAAGGGCGGTGGGCTTTACGGTGGGGTGGTGGTTGCGCTGCGGCACCGGCTTGCTCGGCGTCTGCTGCGGCAACGGCCCCTGGGCCTTCTCGCCGTACCGCATCGTCAGGCGTTCAGCGAGCCCCTCACACCCTTCATCCCGATCCGCCTTGCTCGCCTTCGCACAGTAGAAGAAGCGGGCGGCGGAGCCGGAGTCGGCCCCGCGATGGCTCACGCACTCTTCGTTCCCCTGGAACTCCCCGAATGAGTTGCGGAACTTCTGCGATCCGCGGCGGGACGGATTGGCCCCGCTCTGCTGCTCCGGAAACAGCCCGACCACTTCCTCGCTACCGTCGTGGATCAGGTTCGCGGGCCAGCGGCCGGACTCGCTTCCGCAGTTAATTCGTTCACTCGGAGAGTGGTCTTCGAAGTTGCCGCCACGCATGGTGTGATTGGTGTGCCGTCGCGTGCCCTCCGTTCCCACCCTGCACCCATCTACATTGATTCCGCCCGTTCCATGCGTCAGCACGTTTTCCGCGACGGTTCCGCAGAGCGGCTTCCGGGCCACGATGATCGGCTCCCAGGCGGGCTTCAGGGCCGTGCCCCAGCCGGACCACTGCGCGGCCTCTTGCGTGATCGCTTCGGGGTCAAGGACTGTGCCAGCGTTCAGCCTTGTCCATTCGTCCTGGGCGTAGCAGGTGCTGACAGACTTGCTGCGGACAGTCGATCGGCCTCGCTCCGCCCCTGCCGCCTTGTCGATCGCCTTCGACACATCGTGCGACTTCGGGAACCCCGAGCCATAGACCCACATCACGCAGTCGCGAATCTCCCAACCCGCGTCCTCGATGGCACACGCGAGACGGTGATAGGTGCGGGTGCCGCCGAAGGCCAGCAGATGGGCACCGGGCTTGGCGACACGCAGGGCCTCGGTCCAGAACTCTTCGCCGGGCACGCCGTGGTCCCAGCCCTTGCCCATGAAGGAGAGCCCATAGGGCGGGTCGCACACCACGGCATCGACGCTCTCGGCGTCGAGCGTTGCCATGACTTCGCGGCAGTCACCGTGGTGAACGATGAACGTCATCGGGTCGCCTCCGCCGCGGCCTGAGCGACGGCCCGGTACGCCTTTACCCACCGGGCCCGGCTGGCGGCATCGACCGGCCCGCCCTCGGTGCCGGCCTCGGCGTCGAGGAACCGCTTGATCTCATCACGGACGGCTGGCTGCCGAGCCCCGAGCGACACGCCCCGCGTCCGCAGCTCGCGGGCGGCGCGTCGGAGATCGTCGAACGCTGCCCCGGTGCGGAGGCGCGGCTCGGCCTGCTGTCCGTCCCACTCGATCTGGGAAGCCAGCTCCTCGAGGAGGGCGGCCGTGGTTGCGGCGTCGGCGGCGGCATCCGGCCCAACGAATCGGCCTCGGAGATCGAGCCCGACGACCGGCGCGGGGCCGGGGGCGGGGGGCGGCGTTCCAGATTCACGAATCGAGAACGCGATCATCGCACCGGCGGCGAGGATCGCCAGAAGCGTGAGCGGGTGCGGGCCGCCTCCTGCCGGTGCCCCTGGCGTCCCCAGCGGCGTGATGCCGGGCGGGATGATGGGCGTGAGTGGCGGCAGTGGCGGCAGCGCGGGCGCGACCGCTGGGCGGGTCCAGAGAAGGTAGGCCACCGCGGCGGCGGCGAGGAGGAGGGCGGTCGTCATGCGACGGGCTCCGGGGCGGCGGCGCGGGTCAAGACGAGGATCTGCTCGAGAGCCCCGCCGGCAGCCGAGAGGACGAGCGTGCGAACGGCGGGCCGAATCACCCACCAGACAGGCTTGGCGACGAACGGCACGCAGCTATCGGCGACGGCGTCGAAGAGCGTTCCGACGCACGACAACGTCCACGCCTTCTTCCCCGGCCCGTCAAGCGTGGAGATCGTGTCGAGCCCGGCCACCGCCAGGCGGATGACCTCGACGACGAGCGAGCCGAACTCCGAGACGGTCAGCCCGCCGGCGGACTTGAGCCGGGCACCGGCGATCAGAGCGAGGACGGCCGATTGCAGTGCTTCTGGCGTCATGTCAGTACCCCGAGGGTCCGGTGGTGGCGGTGCCGGCGATCACGATCGAATAGGCGACGGAGCCGGTCGGCCCGGTGGCTCGGATCGTCACGGCGCACTCCGTGCTCGTAACGCCCCAGGCGTGCGTCTGCTGGACGCCGAGCAGCTCGCCGCCCGGCCCGACCTCGCCGGCGACACGGCCCCAGCCGTTCGTGCCCGACGGGCCGACGACGATCCGCGGGCCGGTGACCGTTTCGTTGTTGGCGATCCTGACGAGCCGGACCTGCCGCATCGTCTGGATGCCGGTCGCACCCTGGATGGTGTCGGCGAGCGAGAGCAGATCGAGCGTCTCGGACGCCCCGACCGCCAGCGAGCGATTGGACACCCACAGTTGGTCGGCGATCGGCCCGGAGACGCTGTTGAGCGGCATTGCCGAACTGACGGAGACGGCCCGCGTCGAGCTGCCGACGGTGCCGGTCTGCGTCTGCGTCAGGCTCGTGGTGGTGGATACGATTCCGTCGAGAGAGTCAGGCATCGAGAATCTCCGTGCGTCCCCGTGCAATCGCTCGCCGGACTTCGGCCACCGTCCACCCGAGCCGGTAGGCAATCACCTCGATCTCGCGGTCAGTCCGTTCCGGTCGGGAGGTAATCCGGCCTGACTTCTCGCCACTCGTCAGCAGTCGCTCGAGCGACACGAAGTCCCCGGCGGATGCCACCGCTTCCCGGCCGTTGGGCCCGGTTCGCCAGTGCGTCGGCCGTGAGATCATGCGTCACCTCCCACCACGCTACGGCTCACGTGACGCGGTCCGCAGGGGGTGCGGACGCCTGGCACTCGGCGAGACACGCCGCGTAGCCGGCGAGGTCAACGGCGTTGTCGGGGTGGGGCCGCGGCCCGAGGTCGCGGGCGAGCTTGTCGAGCAGCATGATCCGAGCCCAATCGGACGTTGTCAGCGGCCGTTTCAGCACAGAGGCAAACAGGCTGTTGACCATGCCCACCGTCCTTTGAAAATGCTCCTGCGGCGGGCCGTACACCCGGTGCCGATCGAGCACCGCGGCCCGCGCCGTGTCGAGGAGCTGCACGGCCACCGGCGGCCCTTCCGGCTCCTCGATCAACGTCGCCTCCGGTTCGACCTCGTCGCCGGTGAAGTGCTTCAACTCCCGCTCGCCCCGCAGGATGTGATCGGCCGGGTATTCCGTCTGAATGACGACATCCGCGGCCGCCGCGGCCCGCGTCGCAGCGGCTTTTTTTTCGTGTTCCGCTTTGTCGAAGCCAGCGCGAAAGCACGGCGGGTCTTCGCAGCTGTACTTCCACGGCTCAGCCGGGGAGCTTCGCTTCCAATACTTCCCGGCCCCGTTGCAATACGGGCACGTAGGCACCAGCCCGACGATGCCGCGGCACGTGTTGCACGGGACTTCGATTCGTGGTGGGTATTCCTCTGCCATCTTCCGTTGCTCCTGAATGTGTCGCACCAGCCGCCGAGCATCGCCGGCGAGGCTGCCGAGTGTGCCCGTCCAACAGTTGGCCGCACCGGCCCTCTGGATGCGTTGGTCGATCGTAACGATGTCGGCGTCTGTCACGATTGCCTCACTCGGCCCGCCTGGATGCGAAAGTTCTCCACGTCAAACGAGCGGTCGGCGTGGACCGTCACGATCGCTGCGCCTTGATTCCATTTGTTAAGGCGAGCGTAAGCCGGGCGCATGTCACACAAGCAGCCCGTCGAGAAGCACACCGTCTCCGATCCCATCATGTCAGGCTCGGAGTGTGTGCTGGTGCGGTGCCCGTGGCCCTCGAGGACGGTGTGATGCAGCCGCATGAAAGCCCCGCGGGCTTGATTCACCGGCGAGCTGATGCCGTTGCCCTTTTCGTGCCCGTGCAGGACCGGCAACGCACCGCAGAGGACGATCCGCTTGTCCTTTACCAACTCGATCCCGAGCCGCTCGAACCCATACCAATTGTCGATTCCCATGATTGGGTCATCGCTGATTTCAGGGGCGTGCTGAAATAGCCACGATTCCCAGCGCTCTTCGTGGTTCCCGAGTTTGGCGACGATCCGAATGCCGGGGAACTCTTGGCGAATCCATTTCAAGAGATCGCGGCCCGCGTGCAGCTCGTTGCGGAAGTTGCGGTACTTCGGATTCTTCTCGTGCCGGCTGATCGAGTAGAAGTCGGCCCAATCGCCGTTGAGCAAGAGAGCGTCGATCTTCTCGCCCTGAAGGTGATCGACTGCGGCCCGCAGCGCCGTCTCGTCGTGGTACGGGACGTGAATGTCGGACAGGATGCCGACCTTGCCGACGATCCCGAGATCGAACGGCAGCCACGGCTCGGCCTGCGATGGCGGCATGGCCAGCCGCTGGCCTGCCGGCCGCGGCTCGCGGTGTAGTCGCTTGCTGGGGGCTTCCTTCCGCCTGGCGGACCCGCACAATCCGAGAGCGAGTCGCACCCGCGTCCTCGCCTGCTCAAGGGTCAGTGCCCCGTTCGTCTCTTCGACGATCCGGCGGGCGAGCGTCCGAGCCGGCGCGTCCGGGTGTGCCTCGACGATCCGGCGGACAATCGGCGTGATCTGGTCGCCGGCAGCGGTGCCACGTCTAGCCATCCTCGTCCTCCTCGCGGGTCACACCGAACGCCTCGAGCACGGCCGACGCTTCTTCGGCGAACTCCGTCACCTCGCCCTCGTCGAGACACCACCATCGAGCGTGAATCAGTTCGTGGAGCAGCACTTCAACGAAGTCCACGCCGACGAGCTTCTCGCTGACGCGGATCGTCCCCGTCTCGTCGTTGCAGTCGCCGAGCCGGTCGGCGGGCACCTTGCAGACGCGGATTCGCCACTTCTTCTGCCCGATGTGGACCGTGGCTGATCGCTTCGCCATGCTCGCCTCCGCGGTCAATCGTGACGGTGGGGACGGTCACCCCGGCGGGGGTGTGGCCGGGGTGGCGGCAGCCCGTGCCGCTTCGATGGCGCGGCCGACCATGATTCGGGCCGCCGTGGCGATGAACGGCAAGCCTTTCTTCTCGGCGGCTTGCCGAAGGTGCTCGACGATCTCTTCGATGTGGTCCCAGCAGTCTTGCCCCCAGGCGTCCATCTTCGCGGCGAAGGAATCACAGCCGCAGGAGCTGTCATCGCGGATGCCCCACCATGCGAGCGTCCGGCGGAGTTGGCAGCCGGGGCCGCAGGTCGTCGGCAGCGGTTTGCGGCATTGGCGGATCGCATTGCGGATCTTCGACACGAAGCCGCAGCGGGGGCAGGTCGCGTCGGGGGCGGAAAGGTCGCAGTTCATAGCTCTATCTTCCAATCAAACGTCGCATCCGGAAACACGTACCTGAGCCCACCGACGTAATGAGTTCCCAATGCCACAACGCCGCCGCTTCCTGACTGAAGCAAGTCATCCAGGCCCACAGGACACACGCTTGTTAACGTAGTTGTGAACCCGAGCCACAGCTCATCGCATTCGCCGTTCAGCCGCGTAGGCACTCGCCAAAAGAACCTAAAAACACCATCTACTCTTGCGAGCCGCATATAGACATCCCATATGCTGAACAAACATCCGCCTTCTGGCGGTGTATCACCCGAGTAAGCGTCGCAAGTATTTGGGATACGTTCCAGTACGTACGTGCCCTCCACAACGTACGGCGAGTCTTTTACAGGGCCCGTGTAGTTGCTAATGGTCACATACAAAACCTCCGGCGCAGGAGATCCGTTGCAAAATGTCGCGCACGGTGTGCCCTCCTCGTAGCACTCCCGCACCAGTCCATAGAGAACGTGCTGCCGTCTCTGCGTGTTCCAGGTGATCGTGGCTCGGATTGAGAACGACGCGGACTCACACGTTGGAGTTACAGAAATACCGCCCTCGTACCGTAGCGGGTCGTTAGCGCTCTGGTCTCCGCTGCCGGTGACGAGCGGAATCGAGATAGTCGTGATCTGAACTTCGCCGTCTTCAGGCACGATAACTTGGTCGCCAACGCGAACGGCCCCGCTGGTAACCGTTACGAACACGCCTTGAAATGTCAGCGCCGTGGACGGCGGCGGAATCGACTGAACACCGACACCGTATTGGTTCCGCCAGAACGACACCGTGACGCGACACGGGAACCGAGTCTGCGTGCTGTCGAGCGTGAACGATCCGCTGACCTGCTGACTCCACGGCCCGGAGCCGTCCATGCCGTTGTAAGGATCGGACGTGTCGGAATCGCCCGTCGCTGAGAGGTAGCCGTCGGATGGATCGCCAGCTTCGACACCCTCGAAATACCGGGTGTAGACAGGCTTGAACTCCGTCCCCGTGTACGGATTCTGGCACGTCCTCGTGCATGCGTCGCACGGCACGCACGTGCATTGCTGGCAGCCGCCTTTTCCTCCGAGCAGCAT